ATGAACTTCCAGACACAGATGGTTAATGGCAAGCTCTTTATCTACGATAAGGGCAAAGAGTTCGGGGTATATTATGCAGATGACAAATGATTCTAAAGTTATAAGCAGGGGTGAGTGCGGTTCATGCGGCTCATCCGATGGCAACATCCACTACGATGATGGTCATGCCTACTGCTTTGTTTGCGAGAAGTTTACACCATCACCTAATCAAGAAGGACACACATCAATGCAGAACACAGTGCCTACAATACCTACACCACAGAATACACAGGTTGCACGTCTATCACAGGGGCAGTTCGCTGCCATCCCTGACCGCAACATCAGCCTCGAAGCGGCTCGTGCATACGGGGTTACACAGACAGAAGGCAAGCACATCTATCCATACTACGACATGAACGGCACACACGTTGCCAACAAGGTTCGTCACGTAGCCAACAAAGAGTTCCACGCAGAGGGAGCAATGACACAAGGCACACTGTTCGGACAGCAGTTGTTCGGTCAGGCTGGTAAGTTCATTACCATCTGTGAGGGTGAGCTTGATGCAGTGTCTGCCTATCAGATGATGGGTAGCAAGTGGCCTGTTGTGTCGGTTCGTAATGGCGCACAGTCAGCCATCAAGGATTGCAAGGCACAGCTACAGTGGCTCAACAAGTTCGACAACATCGTGCTATGCTTTGACAATGACGAGCATGGCAAGGCGGCGGCGTCACAGGTTGCACAGTTGTTCGAGCCTAACAAGTGTAAGGTAATGAAGCTACGTGGCAAGGATGCTAACGAGTATCTCAAGCACGGCAGAGCAGAGGACTTCATTCGATTGTTCTGGGAAGCACAGCCATACACACCAGCAGGTATCGTAAACCTCAAGGACTTTGATGGTCTGTATGACACGGACGACAAGGTGTCTGTGCCTTACCCATACGAAGGACTGAACGACATGCTGTATGGTATGCGAACAGGTGAGTTGATTACATTCACAGCAGGCACTGGTGCTGGTAAGTCTAGCATCATGCGAGAGCTTGAGCATCACCTACTCAACAACACCGAACACAACATCGGCATCATCAGCCTTGAAGAAAGTGTCAAGCAAACCATCTTCCACCTCATGTCTGTAGAAGCAAGCAAGCGTCTATACATTGAGGAGGTGCGTAAGACTGTATCACAAGAGCAACTCAAGCTATACGAGGAAGCCACTGTAGGCACGGGACGTGTGTTTGCATTCGACCACTTCGGTTCCATTGAGACTGACGAAATCTTATCCAAGATTCGCTACATGATTAAGGCTTTGGACTGCAAGTATATTATCCTTGACCACTTGTCTATCCTTGTGTCTGGCCTTGAGGGTGACGACGAACGCCGCAACATCGACAAGATGATGACCAAGCTACGTTCACTTGTGGAAGAGACGCAGTGCTGTGTCCTTCTTGTGTCTCACTTACGCCGTGCATCAGGTGACAAGGGGCAGGAGCAAGGCACACAGATTAGCCTGTCTATGCTTCGTGGCTCACACAGTATCGCACAGATTAGTGACGCTGTGATTGCAATGGAGCGTGACCAACAGGCAACCGACCCTATCGTAGCCAACACTACAACAGTGCGTGTTCTTAAGAACCGCTATGCTGGTGAGACGGGCATCGGTGCATTCCTATTGTATGACCGTGACACTGGACGCATGACAGAGATTAACGACCCTAATGCAGAGGACTTCGACACAGTAGAGGCAGGAGATTACCTATGAGTCAGATAGATTTGTTTTCAGGGTCGAGTGATGAGCTAAGAAAACTAGCTAGATATCTAACAACATATATTAGAAACTATCACAAGTGTCCTGATTGTAATACTGTCACATACTTTGACGATAGCGATGTCTTTACTGGTAAAACGTCCATCAGGAATAGCACTAAGTTTTTGTGTGATAGGTGTTCAGCTATGCGAAATAAAAACAAACATTATAAAAGAAACTACAATCTTAGCTATCAAGAAGTTCACACGATGCTTATGCAGCAAGGTTTCAAATGTAAGTGTTGTAGTAAAGAGATAGACATGCCTACTGATGCAGTAGATAGAAGCGAGGCAGCCCTTGTAGACCACTGCCATGATACTGGAAAAGTAAGAGGTATAATATGTGGCAGATGTAACACAGGAATAGGACAGCTTGGCGATAACCTTGAAGGCGTAATGAAAGCAGTAAAATATTTGGAGGATAGCGGTGACACAACTTAAACCAATCGTAGGTAGCGTAAACATTCCTTTCTCACGAGAGAGATATGAACGCTCAGATAACAAGGCTAAGCAGTGGGTGGTTGATTACTTATCCACACAAGGACATACAATCTTAGATACAGATGAAGATTTTTCAGTTGACATTAAAAGCAAAATGGATTATACTAACTTCTTCAGTGAGGCAGAGATAAAGTATGGATGGAAAGGTGATTGGAATCCTAACTGGAAAGAGATACGTATTCCATATCGCAAACATAAACTTATTAATGCAGTCGGTGACAAGGGGGTGTTACACTTCTACATCATACGACCAGACATGACAGCGGCATGGCGTATCAGTGGTGACACAGTAGCCAAGTCGGAAGTTAAAGAAGCACAGGGTGGTCGCATCCTAAAGGGAGAACAGTTCTTCCACGTGCCTTATCAACAAGCGGAGTTAATCGAAGTATGAAGCCTTCAGTAGAAGATAGGAAAAAGTTTGACCTTGACTTGGAGTATGGTGAAGTCAGGGAAAGTATGGTAGCTGAGATGTTACAAGATAAAAAGGTTGAGGTTAAATCAGAACGTGGTATGTGGACAGACACTGGCAACATCGCAATCGAATACATGTCATATGGAAAACCTTCTGGTCTTTCGGCCACCGAAGCAGACTATTGGTTTCACAACCTATGTATAGATGATGATGTTTATGCTACGCTTGTCTTTAAGACTGACAATCTTAAAAAGATTATTAAGTTAATGGATAATCCAAGACAGATAGCAGGCGGCGACCACAACGCATCCAAGATGTTCTTGTTAAATATACAAAGCCTTTTTGATAAACAACTTATAAATAAATTTAAAGAAAGTATTAAGATATGAAAAGATTAGTAGTAGACATTGAGACAGATAGCTTAGATGCTACTACTATTTATTGTATTGTAGCAAAGGATTTAGATGAACAACGTATATACACTTATAAACCAGACTACATCCACCATGCGAAAGAACTCATTGAGTCTGCCGATATTATTGTTATGCACAATGGTGTGTCTTTTGATGCTCCAGTTTTAAAAAGATTACTTGGTGTAGACATACCTCTTAGTAAGATACGTGATACACTTATCATGTCACAGATGGCAGACCCAATGCGAGATGGTGGTCATTCACTTGAAGCATGGGGTAAGACCTTCGGGTATCCTAAGCTAGAGTTCAGTGACTTCTCAGGCTACTCAGACCAGATGCTTACCTATTGTGTTCGTGACGTAGAGCTTACCGCCAAGGTATACAATGCTCTTGTCCCTACGATGAAGGGCTTCTCAGCACGTAGCATTAAACTTGAGCATCAGATTCGTGCAGTCATTGACAAGCAGGAGCAGAATGGGTTCACACTTGACGTGATGAATGCTATGCTCTTGGTTGCTAAGTTGTCTGACGAATCAGCTAAGATTAACAATCAACTTCAAGAAGTCTTCAAGCCTATCACACAGATTAGAATATCTGAGAAGACAGGTAAGAGGCTTAAAGATAATGTAATAGTATTTAATCCAGGGTCACGTAAGCAGATAGCAGAACGCTTGTCTGCCCTTGGTTGGAAGCCACATGCCTACACTGAGAAGGGACAGGCTATTGTCTCAGAGGAAGTGTTGTCTAAGGTGACTGACATACCAGAGGCTCAGCTGATTGCACAGTATCTATTACTTGAGAAGCGTGTGTCGCAAATCAAATCATGGATTGAAGCGGCAGACGAGAACGACAAGGTGCATGGACGAGTGCTTACATTGCGTACCATTACAGGACGTATGGCTCACACATCACCTAACATGGCACAGGTTCCTGCTGTCTACTCACCCTATGGTAAGGAGTGCAGAGCATTGTGGACAGTAAGCTCAGACGACTACGTGTTGCTGGGTACTGACGCATCAGGACTTGAGCTACGAATGCTGGCACACTACATGAACGACGAAGCCTACACGAAAGAAGTTGTAGAGGGTGACGTTCATACAGCTAACCAGAAAGCAGCAGGGCTACCAACCAGAGACAACGCAAAGACATTTATCTATGCGTTCCTGTATGGTGCTGGTGCTGGTAAGATTGGACAGGTCGTCAACGGCACAGCCACTGATGGTCAACGTCTGATTAATAACTTCCTTGATAACATGCCTGCCCTCAAGACATTGCGTTCTAAGGTAGACACGTTGTCTAACAGAGGTTATCTACTTGGCCTTGATGGTCGCATACTTAAGATACGTAACAAACATGCAGCACTTAACCTGCTATTGCAAGGGGCTGGTGCTATCGTATGTAAGGAATGGCTTAAGTTTATTATCATTGAGGCAACCAAGGCACAGCTGGACTTCAAGCTTGTTGCAAGTGTACATGACGAATACCAATTCGAAGTGCGCAAGGGACAGGAAGAAGCTTTCGGTGCTGTTACCAAGAAGGCAATGAAGCTGACAGAGCAGTCGCTCAATGTTAATTGTCCTCTTGATTGTGAGTATAAGGTCGGAAGTAATTGGGCTGAGACTCACTAAAGTGAAAAAAGTTCTTGACATTCTATTGCAGATGTGAGATACTTTGAAAATCGCAGCAACAATGGTGTTGTTTGTGATACGAAAACCAAAACGAAAACCAATTTAGGAGATTAAAACATATGACTATTGTATCAGGAAAAGTTTATTGGGCATCAATTCAAGCACCTAACACAACGTACGAACCAGAGTGGGGTTTGGACATGCTAGTAGACGACAACAACCGCAAAGCTTTTGAGGCAGATGGTGTTGACATTAAGAACAAAGGCGATGAGCGTGGTGACTTTGTACACATTCGTCAGAAGGTATCACGCCGTGACGGTACACAGAACGATGCACCAGTTGTAATGGATGGGCAGAAGAAACCATTCAAAGAACTTGTGGGTAACGGTAGTATTGCAAACGTGCAGTACACACCATTCGAGTGGAGCATGAACGGCAAGTCTGGCGTATCACCTATCCTTAAGCGTGTTCAGATTGTAGAGCATGTACCTTATGCAGGTGGTAATGCAGAAGACTTTGATGTTATCGGAACTGCATCTGCACCAATCCAAGAAACAGTTAGTGACGAAGTTCCTTTCTAATCACTAGCTATAGCACGGGGGCTGCAGTCAAAAAGTTGGCAGCTGAAGATGGATACGGGACGGGGACTCCATCACCTTTTATCAGGAGATTATAATGGATATTAATTTAGCACCAGCACTTGTGTCACTATACGCATTTATCGTAGGCTTTCTTGTCGGTTGGTTCTTCCCACGTGGTCGTCTGCTCAAGGCAGTACAGCTACGTCTACTCAAGGGGTTACATAACTTCTTTGCAGACGAGGAAGAATACATTGCACACAAGGCACAGAAAATTAAACGAGTAGTCAAGCGTAAGTAACACACAACAGAGGGCATATAGCTCAGCTGGATAGAGCAACAGCCTTCTAAGCTGTAGGTCGCAGGTTCGAATCCTGCTATGCTCACCAACCTAACAGGAGAAATAAATGACAGATAAAGTTATTATTAAAGACGTAGACCGTGTGAACCTTGAGTTCGCAGAGAATGGTTTCATCGTAGACTACACAGGCAGTACATCTGATGATGACTATCACACAACCAAGGTAATCTGCAACACCTTCGATGACATGGTTGATGTGATTACACAAGCAGTAAACGCAAGCCAGTATAAGTAAATGTATTTACCAGATAAACTTCCAAGCGTGTTATTCCACACAAGAGTTCGTGATGATAACATAGAAGGTGACAACCCCTATCGTTGGGAAGACGTGACAACCTATAGCCTGTTCGGTAATAAAGAGTGCATCTTGTTTGCACTTCCAGGTGCGTTCACACCTACCTGCTCTACCTATCAGCTACCAGACTTCGAGAAATTGTATGGTGAATTCAAGGAGCAGGGCATTGACGACATCTATTGTCTGTCTGTTAACGACTCATTCGTTATGAACAAGTGGGCGAAAGACCAAGGCTTACAGAACGTCAAGGTAATCCCTGA